TTCGTTTTACTTCCGCCCATGAAATCAATGAGATCAGGCTTTAGGAAAGCAGCTTTCTCGGGATAGTCCCTCTTCATCTTCGAGATCGAAACAGGCTCAGCGTAAATGAAGAAGTTGGCTTTCTCATTCACGTCTGTCGCATCAGGATCTGGGAATGAATAAAAGGGATCTTTGCTGTGAAACTCAATGGCTCCGGTGCCTAGTCGTGCCTTGGGATTATATTCGATGGAGCCAAGGCCTGTACCATAGAAATGGCCCTCATAAAGAATCTCAGCAAGCTTATACGTCCAATTCCCCCGCTGCCAGTCCGCTTCAGCGACCTGATCTAAGATCTCAGCTAATTCGGTATCACCGGGCTCTTCAGGCAAGAACTCAAAACGTTGTCTAGCGTCAGTGAGAATAGGCACGACACTTTGGATATGCTGAAAGATCATGTTGATGACTTCGGAATGCCTGTAAGAAGGTCTTTGCTCCTTCCACTGCTTTCCTCGGAACATTTTGTAATAGTCTAACCACCTTTGATCGTATTTTTTGCGATGATTCTTGGCTTTCTCGAAGAGTGAATTCACTAGCCTGATGGCTTTTTTCTCTTCGTCGGTGGGCTCATAGCCTTGAGGAGAAGAGGTACCTAGTTCTTTAGCGTTTTGATGCTCATGCAGTGCCGGAATAATGTCTTCAGCCATTTACAATCGCCCTCGCTTCTTGAAAAGCCTGCTCATAGCGGGCTTCTTTTTTAGCTTCGCGGTCTTTTTCAAAGGATTGGCTGATGGAATCGGCTTTCTCAGATCCTACTTCGATTAAATTTCTTCTCTTACAAAGTTCTTCGCGGTGCTTCTTGCCTTTGACAACGCATCCTAGGCCAGGATTGAATTCGGCGTGCTCGACTTTTGCCCCAATGAAATGGACTCTAGGTGTGAATTGCCGCATCGCTGCTGCTTGGCAAAGAGGACAGTTCTCTTGTCTATCCATCTCAGCAACAGGCTTACTGACATCAAAGACGTGAGTGCAGGCGTTACACTTGTACTCGTAGATCACTTTAGAGTTTCCCGAAGAATAAGGGAGGTTGGAAGTAGGATTGGCTGCGATTGGCTTGTCTTATTCTAACACATTAAGACCAGGATTCAGTATTGGCATGGCGCTGCTTTCTCTTCAACCTTTCCATGCGCTCCTGAATGGATAGATCCTGGGTCTCTTCACCAGGCACCACGGCCTTTTTCTTCTCAGATCTCCTGTAAAGCATCAGCGTCAGATAACGATCCACGTCCATACAATGGTCATTCTGACCCACGGGTAAAAGCTCTTTAGAGTCTTGATCGGGTCCTAGCTCTTTAGGTTCAGGATAATGATAAGTCTCTCTTTCATCCATGGAATGGGGGCATGCTCCGCGAAACTCCTTATAGCGCCTAGTTTTGATGAGCTCATAATGCAGGTCGATCCCTCGCCTAATGTCATTGTCAGATCCCAAAGCGGAAAGCCCAGCCCGGTTAAACTCCTCAATATGACCTGGTTGACTGGGATCGCAGAAAAAAGTCTGGATCTGGTAAGTGGATTTCTTTTGCTTAGCAATTTGGATCATGTCTAAAAGCGTTAAACCCGTTTTATAGAATTCAGAAACCCCGTAGTGCCTATGATCAGGAGTAATGGCTCTTACTTTCAAAACAAACGGGTCTGTAAATCCCCAATCCACACCGGCATAATATTTTGTTCCAAAAGGTAGCTCGAAAGGATTCACTAAGTTTTCTGCATCTTCCCAGCAGTCATAGACCAGGCCCTCCATCCTTCCCCATTCACCGCCAAAGAGCATGTTAAAGCGCCTTGGGTCCATCTTGGACTGCATCTCTGCGCGTTTCACTGGGTCATGAAGCGTATGATAGGGATTTTCCCAGCTTGCAGCCTGAATAAGTTTGACCTCAGGGAGCTTTCCCTGCTGCTTAGGCCTGATGAAATCCTTGTAAAGCCAGTTAAGCGAATAGGGAGAAGTCGTTAAGAGGCCTTTTGCGCCGACGGCTGCAGCTCTAGCCTGGATATTTTCCCAGAAATAAAGCGTCGCCTTTCCAGCTTCGTCTAGCCAATAGGCTCTCGTTCTTGGAATCCCTACGACTGACTCAGGATCTTTGCCTGTTCTTAGATAAACTTTGGCGCCGTTATTGAGCTCAAACTCGCCTTCTGTTTTCCGGAGATGCCCCTGGCCATCCATATAATGCAGGAAATAAGGAAGTGCAGACTGATTCATGATCTTATAAGTCGGAGCTAAGATCAGGAAATTATCTGATGGATCAGTGAACGTGTGAATTTGCCTTTTGAACCAAAGAGCAGCCGCCTGGGATTTTCCCCACTGGGTTCCGCTTGAGACGATGGTGAGATCATGATTTGAGAAGATTAGTTCTTGCTGTTTGATGGAGTGAACGCGAAACGCGTTTTGATCAGTCACAGTGAATGTTGTATTTCCTTAATAGGCGAAGCAGATAAAAATACCTGGTTTCATTCTTTTCATGTTTTTCTAAGATTTGTTCGTATTCCCGCCAAAAAGAAGCATCTGGATAATCTTTTAGCTTTTGAAGGGTTTGATCAATCAAGTTTCCGTAAAAATCTGACATTGGCTTACTTCTCTTTCCGGAGGTGATCCCCCCAGAGAATAGTTTACCATAGCGGGATTTGGTTCCCTGTGTCGCCTGTGACACGCAGGTTTGCCCAGCGCTCGATGCAAATCCTGCCTGCCTTAAGATCTGCTTCCCAACGTGGGATTCCTTCATCAGCTTCAATAATAGCTGATCTCTCAAGCCATTCTTCCCGTTCAATGTCAGTGAGAATGTGCGGCAAAAAATACGACTGTTTGTCCCAGTAGTTTCTCTTTTCCCCCATCAAATAGGCTTATTGCCGAGGAGGTTCAAAATTTGCCGTTTTAAGAGAGGACTGGTGCTCTAAGCGAAGTGGTTTTGTTTCTCAAAGCACCAGATCCTTGTTCAAAAAGACGCTCTTGCGCGAACGTTTCTTTATTTCTTTCCTTTTTTCTTTGGTTTCTTAGCCATCGATTCTCCTTTCTTGAGAGGTTTGCCAGTGTAATTAACTCTCCAAGTCTCAATAGTTTTTTCTTCCCACGGTTGTGAATGTAACTGCAGATACCTTTTGGCTGCTACTCTAGAAGAAAAGGCTGCAAACACTCGGTACTCTTGCCAGTGGGTGGTTGTGACTAAATAAATTTTTGTCACTCCTCCTCCGATTTGAGCGCGCGGATGGCTTCCTCAATTTCTTCGCATAGGGTTTTTGCATACTTGAGACGTTTCTCACCGTCGAGTCCCATAAATGCTGTCAGTTCGAGTGCGCCTAACAACGCAGCGTCGTGGCCCCTTTTTGCAGCTTTCTCTATTGCCTCATCCCTGGCTTCGCGAAGGATAACTGCGATTACTTCCCGTATTGCATTGATTTCCTCAGGGCTCACGTGGTCTCCTTGAGCGCGCGGATTGCCTTAGCAGCATCGTCTAGGCCGTAAAAATATTCTTCTTGTGCATCGCTATTGATGGTTTTCCTTGCCTCCTCAGCACACAATGAAAGTATTTTTGAATATGCTTCATCTAAAGCCTCATTGCGGGCTTCGCGAAGTGCGGCGGTTATAAGTTCGTCTGACTGAGGGCGCATCAGCATGGTATCGCAGTCATGTTCGCACGTGTGGTCTGTGTATTTTTCTAGAGCTATTCTAAGAGAACTGGCTCTTTCCTCAGCGTTCACTTCGTCTCCTCCAGAGCGGCACGGGCTACTCCGCCTTCCTCGATGAAATTAACATCGTATAGATGGAAATCACCGTCAGGGTCTCGTTCGCAACTATCCATATTCACGATGTGTTTTTTCATCGCATAGAAAGCCAGTGCCTCTCGCAGCTTTGCGTTTTCGTCATAGAGTCTGTCAATTTCACCCTTCAACCAATCGCTGCGATCTTTGGTGATTTGCTCTTGTGTGACATCTAACTTACTCACTTCGTCTCCTCCAGAGAGGCTAGAATCTTTTTCTCAATCCAAGGGAGGTCCTTTTCATTGCCAGCAATCCAATGGAGAATATTGTCGAGCGTCGTACGCAGCCTGGCGTTCTGTTCCTTGAGAATATTGACGTAAACGAATTCCCTTCCTAGCTCGTCATTCTCTGTCAGTTCCTTTTCGATGATTCGCTTGAGCCGCACAACCTCATCCAAGAGCTTCACAACATCAGTGCGGGCGTGGGCGATGAAGGCGGCGTCTGCAGCATTTCCTGGATGAAGTCTGTCGGTAAAATGGGACGCCTCACACACGAAACTATGATCGTCCTGAAGGACTATGCCGCCAGTCCATCGAACCCACGGACCCGGAGTCGCGGCATCTACTCTAGCTCGGATTTCTTTCAGTTCTTGCTCAGTCACTTTGGGCCGCCCTTCTTTCTTCGAACCTCGGCGACTTCGATACAATCCGTGTGGTCAATCAGACGCGAGTTAAGTGCCAAAGCCGTTGGGCTTACCCACCAGGTGCGGCGCCGTTTCTTGCGCAGAGGTCGGCATTGCTTGAGGTGAAACCAGAATGTACTACCGGTATCAAGCTTCACCAATACCTGCCCTAGCTTGGTGTATAGGGCGACGTTCACCACTTTGCCCGTCACACGTCCGAGCGCGGAACTGTAACAAGCCACTCTATCGCCAACTTTGTATTTCGTCTCAGCCATTCACCAATCTTTCCTTCCCAGAAGCTTTTCCCCTTCGAACGCACATTCATTGCAGAGAGACGGGCATTCTAGAGCTTTGACTAGAGCTTCTTTCAGGGCTGCTATTTCCCGAAGGAGGCCTGTGACATCGACTCCGATGGCTTGGGTTTCCATGAGGAGCTCTCTCTGCTGTCTTGGTGTCATGAGTTTCATCTCACTGCCCCTTTGATTTTCTTCATGAGCATTTCCCGAATGGGTTTTAGTCTTAAACACACGGCTGAAGGTGTGACGCCAAACACTTCCGCAATCTCTGTTCCGTTGAACTCGTAGTAGAAATTAAGACAAGCAATTGCCCGGTCGATCCCAGGCGGTAAGAGACTGAAGAGCTCTTTCACTTCTAGTTCATCCGCACTTGCAAACGCTTTCTCATGCCAGGATTCTAGTTGGATCAAGCTATGCAGAAAATTCGCTTTCGAGGTGTCCTGCCCTGGCCGTATTGCCCCGTAGTTTTGCCTCAGATAATCAATCCACATGTGGATGAGCTTTCCTTTTCTGCCAAACGCCCTTCTAATCAATACTTCTTGCGCAAAGTCCTCTGCTTCTTGGGGATAGCCAGCTTTTGTGGCAATTTCTTTGCAAAGCTTTTGAACACGCTTGATCTCAAGCTCAGTCATGCCTCTTACGACTTCTGTCATAGTGCGAAAGCAATCCCCACAATGAATCCGCCCAAGAATGAGACCGCGCAGCAAAGAAGAGCTTCCGTTTGTTCCATCCCTAATCTCCTGATGCCTGAAGAAGTTGATCGATTAGAGCCTCCCTATCGTGCGGAGGCGAAGAGAGTTCTTTTAAAAGCGTGTCCGCGTACTCAACCGCCTTTCTGCAAGCGATCCTAGCTGGTATGAAATGAGTGATCTTAGTTTCTGGATCGCACCAGCCTGCTGAAACAATCGCATGCAAGACATCAGCTGCTAACAGCTCTCGCTTAGTGAACTCATTCATTACAGGGTTCTTCCTGTGCGAGTGAGTTTTCTCATTTGATCGGCTTGAACCCAAGATTCATCCCGATGAGCATCTGGATCGGGTTGTCTCATTTCCTGAATCGTCTCTACTTCCTTGAACTCTTTAACCAGAAAATCCCCATCTTGGCGTTCGCCTATAACTTGTCCCAAATAAGGATCTTTCCTTGATGTCACCAAAACCACATCCCCAACTTTGATTACATTACTCATTGCCTACTCCTCCTCTTTCACAGTTAGAACCGCTGCTACATCGCCTTGGAAACCGTAAATCACTGTGGGCTTGATGCCTGTATGATTCACTTCGAGTTTGTCTTTCAGAGCGCCTGAGTTTTTGAGGACCGAAATCGCTGCATGAAGAGCGTGACCTAGTGATCTCTCTTCAGTTCGCTTCTTCATCGCAAACGCGACCGTATCGATGGCTTCATTGATCATCTCGATGAGTCTGCTCTCAGCTTGCTTGACGATGGCTTTTGTTTCTTCGTTCGTCAGGATCTTGGCCACGTCTTTTCTGCCAATCCCAAAGTGCTCACCTATTTCTGTGTTTGTTTTCCCAGCCATCGACATTGCTCTGATCTGCGAGTCTCTCAATGCTGCAGAGTTTTTCTTGCGCCGAGTCGTTTTGGGTTGTTTTGGACTATTTTCCTCACCCATCACATCACTCCATAGGGCGAGTATTTCTTGTCTAGCTCTTCTTTTTCCTGCTTGTCCTGATGCGCCCGGACCGCTTCAGCTAGATTTGTGTAAAGACTGTTCCAAAGACTTGCTCCTTCGTTGGCTAATTCAAGAGACTGAATTAGGAGCTCGTTTAGTCTCGTCACTCTTTCACATTCTTCGCACGCCATTTATTCCCCCATTCTGGAATGATCACTTCAGCTTCTTTGAGTTTGGTATATGTGCCTTTGAAAATCCGAAGCTTCCCTGGGCCGTAGACTTTCCAAAGCTTTTTGATGATGGGCCAACGTTCATTTTCGAACCCTTTGGCCTCATACCAGACCTGTTCGCCGGTATTTTTTTCTAGGACTCTGAAATCAGCGATGTAGACGATTCTTGCATCTGATAAGTGCACGTGATCCTGAGTTTGCTGGATCTCGACCTCGCCTGCTTTCTGGAGAATTTTCAGATGCTGGTAAAGCGCGGCTTCTAGCTTGCTTTGGAAGGAATACCCGTCAAGCTCCGTGCGCTTGTAGCCCTGAACTCTGGGACCTCTTCGAGCAGGAAAATTCCTGAAACTCATTTATGTGACCGGCCTCAGAGCACGTTCAATAACTCCTAAGTAGAGATTCACGTTTTCTATTAAATTCTTTCTTGGCATTCCATCCATCAAGTTACGACTAATGGAAATTAAGGATTCAACTGCTAGGTGTAGGATCACCACAGAAGTATCCAACTCCTTTTGACTCACCCTCACCACTGAATCCTGCGATTGTTTCTTTTGTTTCCTTATTTTTTTCGTCCTTTGCGTTTTCATTTCAGCCCTTTCATCTGTTTGTAGTACCTAAACCAACGGTTCACTTCGATGTCTCTTGCTTCCTCGAGCGATAACTCGCCTTTGCAGACCTTCCGGCAGAGTTCTTTTTCGACAACGTCTTTCTGGATGGCTCCTGCATTTCTATTGTGCTGATCCAAAAACAAGATGGGCTGAGGCCAGAGGTTCTTGATGGAATTGGTGCCGCCTAAACAGAGGCTAATCAGGTGATCGATTTGATACTCATTAGGCTTTCGGTCGGTGATCCCGTAAAGCTCGTAGACTTTCTTCTTCGTGGCTTGCGTCACGTGTCTATTTTTTGTCGCATAGCCACGCTGGCAAATCTCTTCTTTCGTTGCCTTGGGATCGGCTTCGCCGGGTGTCTTTTGCATGTCCGGATAAAGGGCCGCGTATCCGAAGTTTGCAAAAACGAGAATCCATCCGAGCATTCTAAATATCTCGATCATGCGCTTCTCCTAGGTTCCTTGATGGGAGTGGGTGCGGAATTTAGAAGCTTCAGGAATGATTCCCAGTCTTGATCTGAGACGCCCCCTAGCATTCGTTTCTTGATCGTCCCGATAATCCCTTTCACGTCGTCCGGGTGATAGACGCTTTGGAAAAAGTCTTTGGCGTCTTGCTCATGCTGCTTCTTTTCCCGAAACCAGTTTCTCTCGCGATGCTTTGAAAGAGCTTCGCGGAACTCCGGCAGAAGCGGTGCTTGCCTGCACTCGCCAATCAACTGATCGACAGTTTGGGTCATGAAAAAGTCAGACTCATGCTCCACTTGCTTCCAAATGAGCTGGGCTCTTTCTTTCGAGTAGACGGTTTTTCCGTAGACCTCGATCAACCTGCCAATCTGATACTCAAAGTGCTTTGGATTCATGCGCTCTCCTGTTTGGGAAGGAAATCGAAGTACGATGCATCGACCCCGGTTGAGGATTTCCCCACCGGGGATTTCCCAGTTTCTGGGTCCGTCCAATCTCGCCAAGGAAAGCCCCTAGCTTTCGTTCCAAGAAACGAATCGAATTGTTTTATGAACTGGTCATTCTTTCGGCAGTGTTCGGAATAGCGATCAATGGCAAGGGATAGGGCATCGTATTCGGCCTGGGATTTGATCTGCGCTTTGCAACGCTTAATCCCCTCAGCCTTCCCAACCTTGAGCGGGTATTTCTCGTAGAGCGCCTCGAAATCGAAACGCTGGATGTTTGGAACAGGGTCGAGTTCGAGGGTTTCTGTTTTCCCCTCACACTCCCCTTTCTCTTTTTCTTTTTCTTTATCCTTTTCTTTATCTTTATCTTTAAGGGTTCGGATACCCTTTGGATACCCTTCCAGTAGGGTTAGAGTTTTAGGACAAATCCCATATCGAGCCAAAGTTTTGAGGACAGATTGGTGAGGTTTGCACTCTTCTGAGAGCTCTCCGTACTGAAATTCGATGAATCCAGGGACAAAGACTTTGTCATCGTCCAGGCGAATGAACCGATTCCCAAACGCCTCGAAGTATTGATCCTGGCTAATCTCGATCCCTATTTGGAAGGAAGCTAGTTCCAGATCTTCCGACCAGATCCCTGCGGCATCGCAAGAATCACAGATATAAAGCCACATGAGTTTGAGATGCGGCGGGAGCGTCCTAAACCAACGCTTGTTCCACTTGCCTGCATCTGTCATTCGCTTCGCCATACCACTCGCCCCCTGTTGCCCCGGACATTCGACGCCTCTGCTAATGAGGTTTGTCAGGTCCCCGATTCATTGTTGCGTGGTAGGATTAGGCGGCCCTATCCTTGGCCCAGCCAAACAACTCCCCCTATTTTTGGCGTTTCATTCACACCAAATTCACACCTAGATTTTGAAAACCGCTCAAAATTGCCTAGGTGCTATTGCTCAAAATTGAAGGGAATTGAGTCTTTTATGAGTTTGAAATGATTAGCAAAACTG